TGACAAAGATGTTCGTGCAATGCCAATGAATTATGTTGGCCGTGTTGACTACCGTGAAGACATCCGGGAACTCAAAGAGATCATGAACAAGGTGTTTGAGCGTCTTGATAACAAGGTGGACAAGTGATTATTGAATCAATCATTGGCGCTCTGGTGCCTGTGGGCGTCGAGGGCATCAAGCAACTGATGACCAACTTCTTCGGTGGCGTCAAGGCCACCAGCATCGAAGACCAGATTAAGCTGGACACCAATGAAATTGAAAAAATCAAGGCGCTGGCAGAACTCGACAAGCCCATAGGACAGCCCTCGCAGTGGGTGGTAGACCTCCGGGCTTCCGCTAGATACATCGGTGCTTTGGCGGTCATTACAGTGGGCATCAGCACCCTATACGCGCCCGTCGATGTGCGTATCCAAGGTATCGCCCTAGAAGCGGCCAACATTGCCTTTGGTTTCTTGTTCGGTAGCCGCATCGTTGCCAGCTTCAAGAAATGAAATCCAACTTTGCCGAGGCACTTCAGAAGGTGCTGGCTCACGAGGGTGGCTTCTCTGACCATTTGCTTGACCCAGGTGGCATGACCAACCTAGGCGTCACTAGGCGCGTCTGGGAAGAGTGGACAGGGCATCCGGTCACCGTGCGCCAAATGACCGAGTTAACCCCCGTTAAAGTGGCTCCAATGTACCGGCGTAAATACTGGGACAAGGTGCGTGGTGACGAGTTGCCAGCAGGCATTGACCTAGTGGTGTTTGATGCTGCGGTTAACTCAGGACCAGGTCGTGCAGCCAAGTGGCTTCAGGCTTGCGTTGGTGTAGATGTTGACGGCGACATTGGCCCAAAGACTCTTGCCGCCGTCAATGCGTTTGACGCTACTCAGTTGATTGACGATTATGGGCGCCGTCGATTGTCGTTCCTGCTTGACCTGCCAACTTGGAATACATTTGGCAAGGGCTGGACGGCTCGGATTGCTGCTGTAAAAACAGAAGCACAGGCTTTCGTTTAGATTTCAAGTTTCGCACAGCAGCGGGAATCACGATGTCTTCAGAAATTGTCTCCCGGCTGGTGTACTTCCACTTGCATGATTGGCACTGCTTCGTGCGTACAGTCTCCTCGGGAGCCTTGAAGGTTTCCGTTGTTCTCATATTCTCGGCGTTGCAGTTGGGGCAATTCATCTCAATCTTTCCTCTTAGGTAATGGTGCCCAGTGACTCCAGAATTGGTCACCGTAAAAGTTGCTGTACTGCGCTACGCCGCCCTTGCCGAGTAGCTGTAGCTTCACACCGCGCGGCGTGTGTTCGTCGATGGGTATCCAGTAGTAGTCGGTTGCCACCGCAGCGGTTCCTGTGCTGTTAATGGTGTGGGTCACAATAATGCATCCTCGTAATTCTCAGGGTTGAACTTCGGCACAGGGCCGTTGGCCGGGGCTACCGGCAGTTGGGTTGGGAAGGGCCAATTAGTATCCACTGTCGTCTTTCATGATGTAGACCAAGATGCCGGCAACGATGACGATGACTACTACGACGGCCAGCAACGAGATGAGTAAGGTGGTCATGTTGAGTACCCCCGGCTTGGCAGCCTCATGGCATCCTCAGAGCCGGGGCGCATAGCCCCGCGCACTTCACCGTCACCCACTCGGTAAGTGTCACGGCTCCACAGGTCTAAAGTTGGCGGTGTTGCCTCGTTCCTTCGCTTGATGCGGGGTGTGTACCCCTCAGTGCCGTGTGTGCGCTTGCTGGCCTTATCTGACAGCACGGGGAATGAGTGAGTGTCGGACGTGACGTTGGTTCTCATACTGTCTCCTTCTTGTTGATAGGGTTGGCCAACAGCCACTTGTCACCGAGAAAGCGGATGGACCGTACCCAAGCACGTTGGTTGTGGCGATTGATCTGACGATCAGCACAGTTGAAGTGCTGACGCGCTCGTACTAGCATATTGGTTTTCATTTCAGTCCTTGGTTGGTTACGGTGTTACACAGTGTATCACAGTTTTCTAGACTGTCTATATTCTTTTATTGCGTTTCTCAAACCAGCTTGCGTCTGGGCTTTGTCATCCAGGGCAATTGCTTGGGCTTGGTCAAGGGTTTCTTGGATCATGATGCGGTGGCAGATGACTGGTGCGCCCTGTCCCTGCCTACGCACTCGCGCATTCATCTGGTCATAGAGATCAAGGCTCCAGTTGAGTCCGTACCACACAACGATGTGGCCGTTCCTCTGGAGTCCGTCAATGCCGTGGCCCATGCTGGCAGGGTGCCCAATCATCAGGTCACAGTCGCCAGTCTTCCAACGGTGCATGGCATTTATCAATGACGCTTCGGTCTTGCATTCGGTCAAGTTGATAGGGCGCAGGTGCTTGAACTTGGTCATGATGCGTTCGGCGTCTGACCGATAAGCATACGAGCATAGGATAGGGCTACCGTTGGCTTCGTCAATGATGTCCTCAAGAGCCTCTAGCTTCAGGTCATGCACTGCTTCCCACAATGGCATCCCGGCCACCGGGTACATTGCACCATTGGAGAACTGGAGGCACTTGTTGGTCAGCGATGCCTGGTTAAACATCTCCACCTCGGCACCACTGTCAAGCCTCAAGAAGAACTCTTTTTCCATCTTGTCATAGCGAACCCGCAGTTCAGGTGGCATCTCGATCTCGATGTTGTTGACCATCAAGTCGGGTAATGGGTTGTAGTCCTCGGCGCTCATCTCAAGCGTGATGTCACCGATCAGCTTCTTGATGGTGTCCTCGGTGTCCTCGTAGGGCACTTCCTTGTAGGGGCCGGCCTTGCGGTAAAACCGTGTTCTAAAGGCCGTTTTGGATACGCCTAGGCGCTGACCCTTGTCGACCACTAGGAACTGGCCGTGCAGGTCTTTGTAGCCGTTGCTGGCCGGGGTGCCGGTGAGTCCGGTAGACCAGACAAAGTGATCCAATATCTTCTTGGTGGCCTTGACCCGATCAGTTGCCGAGTTCTTCATCTTGCTAATCTCGTCCCACACGATGCCGGTAAACGGCAAGGGACGGTTCTTCTTAATGAAGTACGTTTGGATTGTTTCCGATAACCATTTCAGGTTTTCGTAATTTACCAAATAAACATCAGCAGGACGCAGCAGGGCACGGGTGCGCTGGTCCCTAGTGCCGGTGATCATGCTGAACGTCAAGTGCTTGGTGTGTTCCCATTTGGCAGCCTCCTGACGCCACACCAGACGAATGACTCGGATGGGTGCCACGATGATGACTCCCTTGAGGAACTGGGTGCGGATCAGGTGGGCCAGCGTGGTCAGCGTGATCACGGTCTTGCCCAGACCCATGTCCAACCAGAGCATCGAGTTGGGATGGGTGCATTGGAAGTTGACCGCCTTTTTCTGGTAGTCATGCAATAGATTGGCAGTTAGCATGAACCCACCATTAGATCAACCATCAGTTTGCCCTGGTCCACGTTGTCAATCACAAACACGTTTACCTTTTGTTGTCTAAGTCGGGTGTGTTCTCTTTCTTGAGCATCAGTGGGCTTGGCACCTTCTCGCTTGAACTCGCAAAACCACACACTGCCATCTGGTGCAATGAACAAACGATCAGGCACCGCAGCTCTAGCTGGACTGGTAAATTTGTAAGCAAGCACACCTTTTGATTTGGCATAGTCGCAGACTTTAGCCTCAATTTGTTTTTCCAACATTTTGTGTCTCCAGTTCAATCAATTTGTCAAGGTAGTGACGAGCCTTGCGTAAATCTTCAACACCACCTTTCTCACGCCATCGACTGACGTACTTCACTATATTTCCTTCAAAGTAACCAAGATTATTGGCTGCAATGTAGTCCCACGGTTGCATTGACTTATCCTTGTAGTGCGTACCACCGTGCTGAATATTGTTTACGCTAGACCCAGGCATAACTTCTCCACTTCTTGAATGTAATAATCGAAATCCACCGGCATGGTGGCGTCATTAATGTCATTGCATATCTGCACATTCCACCCCGACTCCACGCCAATCTGACGCCACACATCAGGCTTCTTAGCCAACGGTGGCATCCACTTCATCAGAGGCTTGCCGTCCTTGGCAATGTAGTACCTGCTGGTGTTCTGCACCTTTGTCTCACCCCATGCCAGATGACTGGACCGTGGCACCTTGGTGCGTAGCATGAAGTCCATGATGTCGGGCCAGTTCTCCACAGTCTCGCGGATCGGTGCACCATCAATCAATACCTTCTCGGCCACCTTGGCAATCACCAAGCCACCAGCGTTCTGGTGCCATTCCATGTCGTACTCATAGGCACCCTTGCGCTTCACAGAGCCGTTGACATACTGGGCAATGTACGAGTTGACATCCCGGATAAACATCCTGGAGTAGATGGCTTCCTCAAGCTGGAGCTTGGTGCGTGATTCCCATGCTGCCCGGACCATGTCCACCATCCACTTGTTATCACGGGGCACCTGGACAGTCAGGCCATCGGTGTTCACCTGAATCAGCTTCAAGCCATCAATGTGCATCAGCCCCTCGGCCAGCAAACACAGCAGCAGTTGACCATTGAGCGTGATGCTCATAGTAAACAGCGGGTCGTAGAACACGCTGAACGGGTTATTGCTGTCACCATACACACCATTGAGCGCCAGCTTCAGCATGGCGTTTTCAGCGGTCTTCTTGCCGTATGTCTTGCGCTGCTCGTACAGGTGCTGGTAGATGTCGCAGAACTGTTCACCTAAGTGAGCCGGGTAAAACTTATTAACGATGGCGAGATTCGGGTAATAAGAACTAACGTCCAGATCAACAATAACAAATTTGTCATCGGACTCCACGATGGATGATTCAACAGAACCATGAATGCCACCAAGTCCGAACACAAAAGTAAAACCTTTAATATTACAGGTAACATCTTCAAACACTCCCTTGGTTTCCGTGATGACCTGACCCTTGAGCCAAGTGAGAATCCTGGTGAACTCAGGCTGCTGGAACTCGATCCAGGGCAGGATGGCTTCCCTCAATGCGATGGTGGGGCGCTTGGTCTGTTTGGGTACTCGCCCCTTTGGGCCAAACTCATAGCAAGGCACACCGGCTTCCTCCAGCTTCATCGTGAAGTAGTCTTTGCCGATCTTGGTGTCGTTGTGGTTCATGAAGTCACGCTGATACTTTTTGGTCAGGTCTTCACGAAACGCAATCATGTCCAACGTCTTGAAGTAAAACGCCTTGGTCTGATCCACATCGTGTGCGTTGTACTGCTTCAGCACGAACACTTGGTCTTGGGTCAACTCGGTGCCCACCGGGAACGGCAGGTCTTCGATGCTGGCGCTTCGCATATTGAACTCAAGCACCTTCAGGCTGGTGGACCGGGCCTTGTTGTCAAAGTGGTGAATCTTGTACAGATCAATCTGCTCGACATAGCGGTCAGACGGCTTAACTGAGTGCATCCAACGGTCACCCTCATCCTGGCCGTGGATGATTGCCATAGCCTTGTCGTACAGGGTACGGGCATCACTGTTGCCCATGCGGATCAGCGTATGCAGGACGGGATAGTCGAACCCCAGGTTATTGAACCCGACCATCCGGGCATTCGTATCCTTGAGATACTGGAGAAACGAGATGATCTCTTTGCTGTCATTGCGCCAAGAACTGATTTCAAAAGCCCATCGTAGCGGCGCATCTGTATGCTCCACCGCCAGCGTGAAGACGTTGGGGTATGTCTCGATGTCATAAACATAGTCGTTACTCATTACTGTTACCAATTAGGTGGGGGTACTCGCTGCACTGGTCATGGGTGAACCCATATAAGCGCCAGCATCCGCTTTCCCCCCGATTACATTACGTCAAGAACGATGGCAAGCCAGCAAACGGTGCAGCAGGCATACCAAAGCCACCACCGGGGGCAGCTTGAGCCTGGGCAGGAGATGCACCCACGGAACCAAACATACTGGACGCATCAGCAGCACCTTCACCAAACGCAGTGTCATCAGCAGCAAACTGAACGGCCACCAGATCACAGCGGATGCCGTTACCGTGCTTGTTCACTTGCAGCCAAGGCTTCACAGCAGCATTGACACGACAGCCACCGTACATCTTGCGGGCAAGCTGCTGGAACGCCATCGTGTTGCTGGGGTCAATGGCTTGGCCGTCAGCCTGGATCATCTGAGGAGCCTGATCACGACCAGCAGTGATGTAGACGTTACCGTCATAACCATCGTAGGGCTTAAAGGTCTTCTTGTTAACCTTCTCAGAGCCCAGACCAAAGCAGCGCAACTTGCGATCCACTTGGATCATGCCCATCACTGTGTTGGCATGTTCGGCCCACTTGGCAAGAGCCAGTTCGCCGTA